CCCTAAGTGACAAGAATAGATATAGTGGGTAATTTACCCGCAGTCAATATCAAAATAGCAGAAACATTAAATTATTTTCACGCCAGCAACTCGAAAGAATTGGCAAGAGAGAAGCAAGTGAACGATAAGAGTGATAAAGGCTCTACAGTAGAGAAAGAGTTTAAGAAGCAAGGTAGACCGTCGAGCTATAATCAAGAACAAGCAGACGAGATAATTGAGCTTATCACTAACGGCGCTTCTTTAAGAGATATAGCCGATATGGGCTATCCTTCAGCGCCAACTCTTTTTAGATGGATGGAATCAAACGAGGATTTTCGTAAGCAATACGCCCGCGCCCGCGAAGAGCAGGCTGAGTTTATGGTGTCTGAGATAATTAATATAGCAGATACAGAAGAAGATCCCGCGAAGGCTAGGAATAGAATAGACGCCAGGAAATGGGCGGCTATGAAACTATTGCCTAAAGTCTATGGCGACAGACAAGAAGTAAACATTAATCAGACAGTTAGCATTGCACATGCTGAAGCATTAATGACGCTGGCAGCTAGAGCTAAAGAAGCTAAGCAACTACAAGCGCCAACAATAGAGCTTGAAGCCCAACGGTTTGTTGATCCCATACCACCTGAAGAAGATCAATGACTTAACGCGCTGTGTGTGTAGTTTGTGTGTGTGTTGACTGTGTGTGGCGCTATTAGGGACAAGGCGACATAGACCCCCCCCTATGGTGTGACCACCCCTGGGGGCGGCTGCTGTAGCATGCCTCCTCCCTCTACCAAAAAATATAAAAAATCTTTCCGAACCGCAGGTGAGATGATCCGATACGTCGAAGATCCATTACTTGAGATTAGAAAACGCTTAGCTGCGCTAGAATCTGAAGTTGCAATACTAAAGCAACGTAACGCCGTAACGCATAACGCTGTAACACGTAACGTAACGTCAGATGTAACGCGTAACGGTAACGCGGAAAGGCAGCGTCGTTATCGTGAGCGTAAGAAGGCCAAGATAGTCTGATGCGACTTTACTTTAATCATTGCCGTGTGTGTGGACAGGCGCATGATGTTGGCGCTCCACATAAGTTTGGCAAGGCTGCGGATAACCATCGCAATGTTAGGCGTGGATTATCTTCAGAAGCGATAGAAACGCTTGCTGATGCGTTTGGCACCGAACCGAAGGTGAGCGATGTATCAGCGGGGGATACACCACCCACCCCTATAGGGGCCTCTCATCGTCGTCCTGGGCGTCCAAAAAAAATAGAAAATAATGTCTAGCATACAGACTGCGTTTGAAGCGTTTGTAGAAGAATATCGGGATCATCCTGTATTATTTGTTGAGCAGGTATTAGAGGCTAAGCCTCTTGCTTGGCAAAAAGATTTTTTAAATGCGATTGCTTCTGGCGAGAGAAGAATCTCGGTAAGAGCGGGCCACGGTGTTGGTAAGTCCACTGCTTGCTCTTGGGCGTTAATCTGGCATTTGCTAACGAGGTTTCCGCAGAAGGCGATATGCACAGCGCCCACGGCGGGGCAATTGTTTGATGCTTTATTCTCAGAAGTGAAGCACTGGATTAACCGACTGCCGCCATCACTCAGGGATGCGATAGAGGTTTATTCAGACAGGATCGTTCAAAAAGGAACGCCTGAGAGTAGTTTTATCTCTGCAAGGACATCGAGTGCTGAGCGGCCTGAAGCCTTGGCGGGTGTTCACTCTGAGCATGTTCTTCTAATCTGCGACGAGGCGAGTGCTATCCCTGAAGCCGTGTTTGAGTCTGCGGCGGGTAGTATGTCCGGTCACTCTGCTACAACGATCCTGATTGGAAACCCGACCAGAAATACGGGTTTATTCTTTAGAACACACCATAGTCTGTCGTCTGACTGGAAGACGATGCACGTTAGCTGTTTAGATAATCCTTTGGTGGCAAATGACTTTATTAGTCAAATTAAAGCAACCTATGGCGAAGGCTCTAACGCTTATCGGGTGCGGGTGCTTGGTGAGTTTGCACTTCATGATGATGACGTCCTTATTTCTGCTGAGCTTGTTGATGGAGCTATGCAGAGGGATGTTGTTCTTAACAACACGGAACCCCTGATATACGGGGTGGACGTTGCTCGTTTTGGTGACGATAGAACTGTAATCTGTAAGCGACAGGGCAGCGTTGTCGTTGGCTTTAAGCATTGGACGGGCGAAGACTTAATGGGAACAGTCGGAAGGATTGTTCATGAAGCAAGTCTGGATAAGCCTGAAGAGATTTGTGTTGACTCTATTGGACTTGGTGGTGGTGTTGCTGACCGTCTTCGTGAATTGGGTCATAACGTCAGAGACGTCAACGTATCGGAGTCCTCTGCGCTCAATCAGCAGGCGGCGCGATTAAGAGACGAATTATGGATGGCGACGAAGGACTGGTTAGACACCCGTTCTGTAAAGCTACCAAAAGATGATGATTTACGGGCAGAGCTAACCGGGCCGACATATAGTTTTACCAGTAACGGTAAGATCAAAGTAGAGGGTAAGTCTGAGATGAAGCGCCGAGGAATGCGCTCTCCTGACTTGGCTGACGCGCTTTGTTTGACTTTTGCAAGTCAAGCAGCCGGGGTGGGTGGACGGGCGCTGCGGTGGGTTCCCGGCAAGCCATTAAAACGAAATTTATCGGGGATAGTGTGACAGCGGAAAGTTGTGGAATTAAGGATTATTTACAATCCTTAGTTGAACAAATACGGCACGAAGAAAGAGAACGTGCGGCGCAAATCGTTGAAGATTGGCCGGTTACGACAAATTACATTGTTCAAAAGATTTATGTGGAACAACGTCGCAAAGACATAGCAAAAGCCATACGAGAGCAGAAATGATCAACGTTGCCTGTGTGCTCAGCAATGTAGGCGAGCTCTATGGCGTTGATTATGTTTATAAGCTGAAAAGATCCTTTGAGCGGCATTTAAATACTGATTATCGGTTTTACTGTTTTACCAATGTTCAGATCCCCGATGTGGCTACAATAGAGCTACGTCATGATTGGCATGGCCTTTGGTCTAAGATTGAAATGTTTCGGCCCCACGCTTTAAGCGGGCCGACTCTTTATTGTGATTTAGACGTAATTCTAACTGGCGACGTTACAGAACTGGCGAAATATAAAAGTAGAGCCGGTTTCTTTATGATTGATGACCTGCCTAAATATCCCCAGGTCGATAATTCTACATTGATGTGGTGGGATAGCGATAATCCTGCTTGGTATGGGATTTACGAAGAGTTTGCCCGTCGGCCACGTCATTTTATGGAAAAGCATAGTTGGGATGGCGCTAAGCCTGAGAACTTTGCTGATCAATCTTATATCGCTGAATATTTACGGTTCTTTGGAAAGAAGCCCGTTCATTGGCAGAAATGCTTTCCGAAAGAATGGTTCAAGATTTTTTCTGCGCATGGCCGCATGACTGAGGACGCTGAGAAGTGGGAACCTAATGATGGTTCACGCTTTTGGTATGCCCTTGGTCAGCCTAAAGCGCATCAGAAAACACACCTGCCTCTTGTAGAGAAGAATTGGATTTAGCAATGGTCAAGAAAACCGGCAAAGTTGCTCAGCCTGTTTGGGTAAAGAAAAGCCAAACGGCCAAAGTAGGCCCGACGCCTCACCCAAATAGCCTGTCTAAACTTGGCGATTCGTTTGCAAAGATGAATGCAAATCCAAGTCTAAAAGACAAAGTAGGCAATGGCCGTATTGAACATGATGAGATGAATAACCCTAAAGGCATTTCAAGCAAGAAGCCTGCGCCAATGAAGCCTGCAATGGGTAAGATGCGCCAGCCAAAGGGCCTCTAAGTGGAAGACTATAAAAACAACCGCAACGGTGGCGGAGCTCATGGCGAGTCATATGCGGAAGGCGCTCCTTGGTCTGGCCGTGAAGGCGAGATGTCTGAAACTGAGTTTTCGGCCTCTGTAAAGCAGTCCATTGATGATGCAGTAGATTATATAGACGGATTTATTGCTCCTGCGAGAGCGAAAGCAACGAGTTTCTATCGCGGCGATCCATTTGGCAATGAAGAAGAGGGCCGTTCTCAAATTGTCATGACGGAACTGCGTGATGTTACGCAAGCCGTTATCCCATCCTTATTGCGCATATTTACGGCAAGCGAAAATGTCGTGGAATATATGCCGCGTAATGAGGCGACAGTTGAGATGGCTGAGCAGGCCACCGACTATGTTAATTTCATCTTTTACAATGACAATCCTGGCTTTCAGGTATTGCACAATGTTTTTAAAGACGCGCTTGTTAGAAAAACGGGTATTATCAAATGGCGTTGGTCAGAAGACCTGGAGATATCGGAAGCTGAATATACGGGATTAGATTTAGGGCAAGTAGCTGTTTTAGAATCTGATCCTGAAGTTGAAATTGTTGAAATTAAGATTGAAGAAATAATTGAGGTTGAACCAGATCCCATGACGGGTATGGAGCAGCCTCCGATTGAAAAACTTTATGTTCGAATACGCCGCTCACGGCCTAAAAACCGTGTTGTGATTGAAGCGGTTCCGCCAGAAGAATTTCTTATCTCGCGTGATGCGCGTAATTTAGATACGGCGATGTATGTCGGCCATCGTTCGCTAAAGACCATGAGCGAACTTGTGGCGATGGGCTATGATCGTAAAGAAGTTGAGGAATACGCCGGGCAGGGCGATGTCTTCTCAATTAATACGGAAGCTCAGACACGTAACCCGGCTATTTTGAGCTTTATGAACCATTCGGATAACCCAGATGGCTCATTAAGAAGAGTAATCTATGTTGAAAGCTATGTCCGAATTGATAAGGACGGCGACGGCATAGCTGAATTAAGAAAAGTATGCTCCATCGGTAACGCCCATCATATCTTACATGATGAGGTAGCAACTGATGTTCCTTTCTGCGTGTTCTGTCCCGATCCAGAGCCGCATATGATTATTGGCCAGTCTCTAGCTGATCAAGTCAACGATCTTCAGGTTATCAAGTCTGCAATTGTGCGCAACACAATGGACAGCTTGGCTCAAGTCATTCATCCGAGGACGGTTGTCGTCGAAGGCCAAGTGAACCTGGACGACGTGATGAACACCGAGACTGGCGCTATCATTAGAGCCCGTCAGCCTGGAATGGTTCAGGCGCTATCAGAGCCATTTGTTGGTCAGGCAGCAATGCCGATCATCCAATATATGGATGAGATCCGCGCTCAAAGAACCGGGATAACACAAGCCTCACAGGGCTTAGATCCTGATGTATTGCAATCCACAACGGCTATGGCTGTATCGGCAACGGTTCA